TGGCCAATCAGATCGGCGGGATGATCGGCGCAGCAATGAAGCCGCTGATTGACACGTTCAACATGGCGATCAGCGCAGCGATGAAACTGCCTGATCCGATCAGGAATATCGGCGCTGCTGCCGCTGCAGCCGGGATCAGCACCTTGGGGCTGGTGGTGGCGGTGAATGCTGTGTCTGGCGCGCTGGCGCTGGTGGGCGGCGTCAGCGGAGCAAAGGCGGCGATTGCTGGGCTACTCAGCTTCAACGCAGCCGCAGGCATGGCTACCAAGGCCGCCACGGCTCTGAACCTCGCAGCACTGGGCCCATGGGCACTGGTGGCGGTCGGCATTGCGGCGGCTACAGCCGCGGCCTACAAATTCAATGAGCCGTTTAGGGAGTTTGTCAACACGATCCCGGCGCGGTTCGGCGTGTTCTTCGCTGCGCTGCAGCGAGACATCGGCCAGGCCGCCGCTCGCGCTCAGGCCATCATCGCGGGCACTCGGGATTTCGTAGTGGGCGCATTTCGCACCGTGGAGTCGATTGGCAGGCAGGCAATGCAGAACCTGCTGAGCACACTTAACCCGGTGGACGCAGCATTCAGGCAGCTGGGTATCAACATCCAGTCTATTTTTGGCAGCGTATTTGATTCAATTGGCATCAACTGGGGCCGGCTGATTTCCCAGATGCTGGAGCGCCTCAATCCTATGCAGGCGATTCTGAAGCTGATGGGCGTGGACGTGGCCGGCGCCATGGAACAGGCGCTGAACTTCCGGCCCCCTGCCGCATCGGCACCTGCTGCGCCTACGGCCGCGCCGCCTCCTGGAGCCGTGCCGCTGCCGGTTGTGCCCGCCCCGACTGGAGCTGCCGACAAAGCTGCCAAGGCTGGAGCTGCCGACAAAACCGCCAAGGATGCGGAGAAGGCCGCGAAAGCCGCAGAGGCAGCCGGCCGCAAATACGAAGCCGATCAGATCCGCGCACAGGCCCGCCTAGCGGCTGAAAAGCTGCAAATCGAAGAGGGCTTGCAGCAGAACACAATCGAGCTGGACAATCAGCGATACGAAAACAGCAAGACCCTGGCGCTAAAGCAATTTGAGTTCAATCAATCTTTGCAGTCCAGGGTGCTCAATCTCTGGAGTGAGGGACTGCTGGGCCCGGCTCGCGCTGCGGCCAAGGTGCTCTCTGAGTTCATGCTGGGATTCAGCGAGAACACGGCGAGAGTCGCCGATGCCCAGCGGGCCGTCAACGATGCTCGCCAAGCGCTGCAGCAGGCCGAAACCGTCCACAAACAAACCTTGGCCAACATGACCGCGCGCCAGCGGATTGAGGCGATGGAGGCTGGTGCGGGGCAGGTGCAATCGGCTGGAGTGGGCATGGGCGGCCAGGCAACCTTCGGCAGCACGGGCAGGGTTTTCAATGCTCGCGGCTGGGTGCATGGCCACTTCCAGAACATGAATAGAGACGCTCTGATCCAAGACACCGTTGACGTGGTGATGGGGCTACTGGCCCAGGGAGTGCCGACAGAGCTGGGCAGTGGTCGCCAGTTCCGACAGGGCATGACAAGGGCTGAAGTTCAGTCAATCGTCAGGCAGGGGATTGCGGCTCACAAGAAGTACGCCAGCGGGATTGGCGCCATTGATGTATTCGTGCCTGAAGGTACTCGCGTGCCACTGCCGCTGTCATCGGTGGCAAATCTCGGCGGCGCGGCCGGCTATTCCGGCAATCTTCCACGCGGCACGCAGCTGATGCACCTTGACCCGCGTTCACGGGCTGGCACGACTGGCGCCCCACTACCAATGTCTCAAAGACTGCTCCCCGGCGCTGATATGCCAGGGTTCCAGCCGCTTCCGGTGCGGGACGTGAGCGGCGAGGGCAACATTCAGCAGGCCCGCGAACGACTGAATCAGGCCGAAGAGGAGCTGAAGCTGATCAAGCAGCAGAACGACGAGCTGCGCAAGTTCGACAGGAAAGAGCTTACTCAAAAGCTCACGCAAGGGCTGATCGATCAGAACTACGAGCTAGAGACCAGCGCTCAGGATCTGCAGCTGCGCAACCGCCTGCTGATGGAGGGTGTGCGCAGCGAGGTGATCGACGGCGAGCTGCAGAAGGCCAGGCTTTACCGTGACCAGTCCGTGGTTGTGGCGGGACTGCAAGAGGGCATCAATGCGATCAAGGATGCGGACGACAAGGCGGCTGCAATCGCCGGCCTGGAGCAGGTCAACCAGCTCTACGCCAAACAGCTTGAGTTGATCGACGCCAGCGTGGCCGCGCAGATTCAGCAGGGGCTGGCGTTGAGGCTCTACATCGGCGAGCTGAAGCGATCCCTTGATGAAATGCAAAACATCGAGCAGGTGACGATCAATGTTTCTAAAACGATTGAATCTGAGATGTCATCAGCAATGAGCGGCGCAGTCTCTGCCGTGGTAACTGGCAGCGAGTCGGTCAAGGAAACGCTGGGCAACATGTTCAAGAACATCGGCGAGGCATTTGTCAAAATGGCGACTGACATAATCGCCAAGCAGATCGTGATGATCGCGCTTCAGTCGGTGCTGAAAGCACTGGGTGGGCCGTCATTCGGTGGATTCGGCAGCGGCCCTGGCCAGGCCAGTCCCGCCCTCGGCTTTAACCCCAGCGGCTTTGCTGGCGGCACCGGCATCCCGTTCTTCGCCAACGGCGGCATCATGTCCCCATCCGGCCCGCTGCCGCTGAAGGCCTACTCTCGCGGTGGCGTCGCCAGCACCCCCCAGGTGGCCCTATTCGGCGAAGGCTCAATGAATGAGGCCTATGTGCCGCTGCCTGATGGCCGCCGGATCCCCGTGGCGCTGCAGGCCCCGGACGGCAACCGTGGCGATCGGATGCGCGAGCTGATGGGTGCATCACCTGCCGGCAGCAACACCTCGCCGGTGCTGAGCATGAGCTTTGAGACCACCACTATCAACGGGGTGGAGTACGTCTCCCGTGACCAGCTCGAATCGGCAATGGCCGAGACCCGCAAGCGTGCCGCCAATGATGGCGCCAAGCGGGGCATGAGCATGACGCTGGACAGACTGCAGCAGAGCCCAGCAACCCGTAGCAAGGTGGGCATCCGCTGATGGCCGCGACCTTCCCCGATCTGAAACCGAACGAGCGGCAGATGACGCTCGGCACCTACCCAACAAAGGTGTTCCGCACCATGGCGGGCACGACGGTAAAGCGCCGGTACGGAAACAAAAAGTTCGGCTATCAGCTGCGCCTCACCTTTGCTAACCGCCGCGATCGGGACATCCTGCAGGTGGTGCGGCACTACGAAAACATTGATGAAGACGATCGCTTCGAGCTGCCGCCTGAGACGTTTGCGGGCGTCACCACCACCGGCCAAAGCAGCAGCCCGCAGCGCCCCGGCTTGCGCTCAATGCTGCGCTCCCCTGACGGCTGCCTGTGGGAGTATGCCGGCCCGCCGTCGATTCAATGGGCCGGCAATGAGATCAGCAGCATCACCGTGGAGCTGGTGGCCGAGCTGAACGTATGAGCACGATTCGCATCGCTCAGCTGTTCAATCTGCGCACCAGCAGCGGCACCCGGCACCGCTATCAGAACTATTTTGTCGCCCAGGAATACACCTACCTAGGCGCCAAGTATGACTTCGCTCCGTTCCAGGTGAGCGGCGCAATGGCCAGCCTGGGCGGCGACAATGAAACCGTGCAGGTGCTGTTCCCCAACCTAGAGGTGGTGCTGCGGCTGGTGGAGGAAGGCGACGGCAACCGGCTGAGCGAGCTGACCCTGACCACCCTCTGGCTTAACGCCACCGGCGCAATCGCCAACCAGTACGAGGATTATTATGTGGGCTCAGGTTCCGGGTTCAACGATGACACGGTGGAGCTGCGGTTCAGATCAGCGATGGATTCAGTCGGCAGCAACTTCCCGGCCCGCACACTGACCAGCCAGAACGTGGGCATCCTGCCGCTGAACGCGGAGCTCTACCTGAGATGAATGATCTGATCGGCTTGGCGTATCGGTGGGGCTGCCGGCCTGGTGATGGCAGCGGATGCACGGACTGCTTCCAGCTGGTCTGCGCAGTGCGGCGGCAGCTGGGCCTGTCGGATCACGCGGCGCATTTCGAGTGGGTCTACCGGGAGCACACAGCCGAGACGTTCGGGCTGCTTCACCTGCGGCGGCTGCTGGCCTCTCTGGCCGACCCTGTGGCCGCGGCCCTACCGGGCGACCCGATCTTGCTGGGCGGCGCTGCAGCGGCGCTGGGTGTGGCAGTGGATGGCGGGGTGATGTTCATTGCCCCTGGACAGACTGTGGTGATGACGCCGCTGCCGCAAGGCGCCGGCCAGTGCTACCGGCTGCAATGAGACGACTGCTGCCCTATGAGCACCAGCTGATTGAGCAGCTGGGCGTGAGCCAGGAGGACTACCTGGACTTCATCGCGGCGCAACAGAGGGACTACAGCCGCAGCATTGAGGATCAACAGGCGGAGATCCAAGCGGGCCCCGGCGCCGTCGCCCTTGCGCTCACGGTGGTGGGCATCCTGTTCCAGGTGGCCAGCGCCCTGCTGCTGCGGCCATCGGTGCCGAGCGCCGGCCGCAGTCCGCGGCAGACCCGTGAGCAGCGCTTCGCCCCACGGTTCGGGTTCAACAGCTCCCAGGAGCTGGCCCAGTACGGCGAGCCGATCAACCTGGTCTACACCAACATCGCGCAGAATCCACGCGGCGGCGTGCGTGTGGCCACGTCGCTGGTGTGGTCCAGCGTCCGCAGCTATGGCAGTTCGCAATTTATGCAGCTGCTGCTGGTGGCCGGTGCTGCCAGTATCCGCAAGATTGATTGGGACCGGGTGGCATTCGGCCAGCTGCCGCTGCGGGAGTTCGCCGCATCAAAAACCTGGCTCTATTTCAACCAGAGCGGCAACGCCAGGTTCAACCAACGGCAGATCGGCGATGACAGCGACCCCTCCCGCGAGGGCGCCGCGCCGGGTGATGACGTGTGCCGGATCATCGATGGCGCAACTCGCCGCAGCGGCTACAGCCAGGCATTCAGCCCCAGCAGTTTGACCAGCTGCGGGGTGTTCAATCCGATCCCGATCAACGTCCAGCTACAGGAGCGCAACAGCAAAGGCGACATCGTGACCGCCAACAATGGCATCACCCTGACCACCAACGGATGGGGCGCTGGCGGCAGTGGTCGCTACACGGTCGGCACACAGATCACGCTGGTATTCGCCAAGACCCAGAACAAAAAAACCAACATCGCCGAAGAGGCCGCCCAGGAGCAGCGCTACCAGCTGGTGAGCAGCCTGGACCGCGGCAGCACCTACCAGCTGGGCACTGCCCGATTCGCCCTGCTCAGCATCACCGACAACACCAACCTTGACGACAACGAGGTGCGGGCCACGTTCCGCTGCATCGCTGCCGGCCGAACCCCGTCAACACCCTACGGCGACAGCAAGGCGCCGGAAAACGGCGCAAAGGATGACAGCTTTTACACCAAGGCCCTGTGCAAAGCCGACAGCGCCGCGTATCAGACGGTGACAGCCTGCGAGATAGTGTCGTTCTCGATGCGGGTCAAGCTGTTTCGCCGCATTCAGGGCAGGCAGAAAAAATACGGCGACAGCGAGCCCGAGGGATACAAGGCCAGCGACAACGGCATCAAGGCCCGGATGGCATTCTTCCGGGTGCTGTATCGGCCGCTCAGTAGGTCTACTCAGGATCTGCTGCCGCTGATTATCGCCTGCCGTAGATCCGCTGATCTTGATAATTTCATCAGCCTTGACTTTCGCGCCGGCAGCGGCAACCAGAAGTGGGAGTTTGAGTTTCAGCCGATCAGCGACCTAGCGGCCGAGCGGGCGCAGAACGGGCAGAAACAAATCGCCTTGATTGAGAACAGCGGCAAAGGCGAGAGCTTCGCGCACGGCGGCAATCGGTTCCGATGGGTGGGCAACCTAAAGGACATCAGCTCAGTGCTGAAAGATCGCGGGCCGGTGCTCACCAATGAGTGGGATCTGTTCAGCGTCCGCAGCGACACCGACATTCAGTTCAGTTTCGAGGCGGGCCCAGAGTTCCAGATCACGGCCGTTACAGAGCAGCAGCTGAGATCAACCGAGGGCAAGTATGCCCGGATGAGCACCATGGCATTCGGGGTATTCTCCGGCCGCGGCGTGCAGGATCTGCGCAGCATCTCGGCGTTCGTCACCGAGGGTAAGGATTCCTGGGTGGTGAATGATGACGGCACCTACAGCAAGAGCGCTGGCAGCACCAGCTGGGCGCCGGACATCTTCGCTGACACGGTGCTGGACAAGGAAAACGGCATCGGCCGGTATGCCAAGCCATCCGGCGTGGACTGGCAGAGCCTGGCCCTAAGCAAGCGGTTCTGTCAGAACAGCGGCCTAGGGTGCCAACTGTTCATGGATCCGCTGATCGCTGAGGTCGGATCCTGGCGGCAGTTCTGGGCCGAGGTGGCGCCCTACTCGCTGCTGGAGTTTGGCAAGATCGGCGGAAAGGAGACGCTAGTGCCGGCAGTGCCGGTGAACAGCAGCGGCACCGCCAATCGCCGGGTGAACATCTCGGCGCTGTTCACTACTGGCAACATCCTGGAGGGCACCTACCGCGAAGAGTTCCTCGACTACGGCGCCAGCGTTCAGGACCTGATCGCCACGGTGATCTACCGGGAAACAGAGGAAGATGACGTGTTCCCGCGCAACGCCAGCGTCGATGTGCAGCTGGTGGATGCTGTCGAGGATGCGGCAATCCGCCAGACGTTCGACCTCTCGCAGTTCGTTACCCAGCGCAAGCAGGCAATCCTCTACGGCAAGCTGCTGTGCAACCAGCGGCGATGGGTGCGGCGCGGCATTGAGTTCCAGACCGTCCCCACTGACACACCGGTGAGCCCTGGCGCCTACATCTACGTGGACGTGGGGCTGAACACCTGGGACCGGATGACAGCCGGCGTGGTGATGCCTGGCGGCGTGCTCAATGCCCCGCTAAGCGATCGGCTGCGCGATGGCACCTATGCGGCGCTGGTGTATCGCAGCGGCGGCAACGTCCGCTCGCTGGCCAGCGTGACGGTGGCGGACGGCAAGGCCAATGCTCTGCGCGATGACGTGGGCGCCATGTTCGTGCTGGGCGCGGCAACCGATCGCAAACGGGTGTTCCGGGTGACGGAGGTGACGATGAGCGAAGAGGGCGAGGTGACGGTGAAAGCGCTGGAACACCCCTGCGAGACGGTGGACGGCAACCTGCTGAGCCGGGTGGCGGACTTCAGCGATGCGCTGTTCAGTGTGCGGTAGGTAGCCTGAGATGCAGGAGGGCGCCAGCTGATGGGTTACTACACAGGTCGAACCGGGGGGCTGATCTTCAACGGCAAACCCGTTGCGAAGGTGCAGAGCTGGTCTGTGGAAACCAGCGTTGACCTGCTGCCCACCACCGATCTGGGAGCCGATGCGCGGTCGTTCATCCCATCGCTAAAGGGCGCAACCGGTAGCGCCACCCTGATGTACTACCGGCTGGAGCCGGGCGAGTCGGCGCAGAAAACGCAGTTCACCGCGCTACTGGCCAAGATCCACAAGAGGGGCGCCATCACCGAACAGGACCGAGTGTTCCTGGAGCTGGACGTAGACACCGGCGGAATTGACGACATCAAGATGTACGCCTACATCACCAGCGCTGTGATCGGCTCGGCGGTGGGTGAGCTGGTGGTGGTGCCGATTCAATTCACGATGGACGGAGACTTTGACGAGGCCATCAACCAGGCCAACTGATGACGCACTACCTCGGCACGAAGGGCAACGTCAAGCTGAGGCGTGGCACCAAGGCATTCATCGGCCGGGTGTCTGATCAGATCATCCCCGACGATGTGAACACGTCGCTCAATCGGCTGTCGTTTGATGGGGCGATTAACAATATATTGATTGGCGATCGTGTTGATATTACTACAACTGATGAGCGGGGGCTGGTGTGTTTTGCAGCTTCAGTATGGGGTGAGTCAAGTGGTGGCCCGTCAGCGGAAGTACCAAGCGCTAGTCTTGTTACGTTAAATGGAGCGCAGATTGTTACATTGAATGGGCTTCCAATTGTTGCGCTTGACACTCAGGTTATCAGTCAGCCGAGCGTGATAGCAGGAAAAAGTTTTACCGCATACGTGCATGTTAATGCTGTAGGTGGCCTGCGGTTCTTTCCGACCTTTGCCGATGCGGTGAATAATGTGCGGGCGAACGAGATTCTTTTGTCTTCGTTTACTGGCGAGCCGCTAGAGATTACTGTACGTGTTCGCGATGCCTCCTATAACCTGCTAGGGTCAGTTGAAGGATACGAGTTCAATACGGATCGACAGACTATTGATGCCACCAGTCTTAATGATCGTTTCCGCCAGCAGCTATCGGCTGGCCTGATCAGCGGCGCTGGGCGGATCGAGTGTGAGTTCAACTATCTCACGATCGGGCTCACTGAGCCGTCTCTGCTGCTGCTGCAGCTGATCCAGCGGGTGGAGATTGGCAGCGAGTTTGATTTAGCCCTGTATCTGACCGACAAGGACATTGATCCCACGGTTGATACGGTCTTCTACAACCTAACCGCCGTAGTGAATCGCTCCGGTGTGCAGGTGCGAGCTGGCGACATCGTGCGCTGCGCCATTGATTTTGTCACCACCGATGAAATCCAGCTGGTGTATGGCAAGCCAGCTAACTATATCCTGAAGGAGGATGACGACCGCATCGAGCTGGAGCAGTCGCTGGACTACCTGCTGCAGGAGGTGGACGACTGAGTCCGTCCGTAGCCTGAGCCTGTGGACGGTCGCGGTGAGGCGCACCCTTGGCTGATCAGCGGATAACCCAGCTCACGGCCCTGTCAAAGGCGGGTGCGGCGGCTAATGATGTGGTGCCCATCGCCGACATCTCCGCCAGCGAGACGAAGAAAATCACGCTGAAGGATTTGGTTGCCGCAGGCATCGACCTGGTGGACGCCGGAGAGATCGACCTAGCCAAGCTGGATCAGACCAGCGCCACCAAGCTGGGTGCTGCGGCGATCAGCGATGGCGTGCTCACCGCCGCCAAGATGGCCGCTGATGCGGCAACAGCCGTTGCGGTCACAGCCCCCAGCACGGGGAACCATCGCGGCCGTGGGTGGCTGCACAGCGGCACCGGCAATCTGCAGGTGTGGGACGGGGCAGCGTTCCAGCAGGTGGTGATGCCCACCGCCGGCATCGGTGATCTGCAGGTGACCGCCGGCAAGCTGGCTGACGGTGCTGTGACTACCGCGAAGGTGTCGCCGCTCGGTTCGGCCGCCTATGCCGCCGGATCGGTGAATACCGCCGCGTTGGCGGATCTGAACGTGACCAGCGGCAAGCTGGCTGATGGGGCGGTGCTGGCCGACAAGATCAACACGGGTGCTGTCATCACGGCCAAGTTGGGCGCCGGTGCGGTGACCTACGACCGCATTCAGAACGTCTCTGCCACCGATCGACTGCTGGGCCGCAGCTCTGCCGGTGCGGGGCCGGTTGAGGAAGTGCCGCTGACTGCTGCTGGCCGCGCCCTGATCGCTGGCGTGGATGCTGCAGCGCAGCGCAGCACACTAGGCCTGGGCACGCTGGCGACAGCATCCGGCACCTGGACGGACGGATCGACGTTCGCAGGCACCAGCTCGGGCACTAACACCGGCGATCAGACCATCACCCTCACTGGTGACGTAACCGGCACTGGCGCTGGGACGTTCGCCGCAACGATTGCCGATGGGGCGATCACCGAACTGAAGTACGCCGCACTGAGCATCCCCACCGGCGCGGTGAGGGATGACTCGATCACCGCCGCCAAGCTGGCGGATCAATCCTCTGCGGTGGTGAGCAACGGATCGCCATCAGGCAATGGGGCATTCATCGGACAGCAGTGGTTCAACGCTGCCACGGGTGTGGAGTGGACATGGACCGATGCAGGGTGGCAGGAACACCAAGCACCGACCATTCCTGAATCTGGTGTTCCCGACCTGAACGCCAGCAAGATCACAGCCGGCGAGTTCCCGACCGATCGCCTGGCAAATGATGCCGTGACCGGCGTCAAGCTGGCGGATTACAGCGTAGGGAAACTGGGCGAGGCGATTCCAGTTGCTGATTACATCAGCCAGCTGTATTTCAACCCATTGGATAAAGCTTTTTTCATGTGGGATGGCAACGTCTGGCAGCCGATCGGGATCAGCACCGGCGCGGTCAAGTTTGCCGGCACCTATGACGCCTCCGACAATGAGGTGGCCAGCACCACCGCCGAGGGCGCAACGCTGGGCCTAGTGGTCGGCAACGCATTGCCTGCCGCTGCAGCAGCCAACTCGGGCTACTACCTGGTGGTGAGCAAAAGCGGCACCGGCACCAGTCCGGCGCCTGCTGTTGCGCTGGCGCCCCCGGACCTGCTGCTTTCCACCGGCACGGCATGGGTCGAGGTGGATACGTCGGCGGGCTATGCCACACAGACCGCCAGCGGTGTGGATTTTGTCCCTGCGGGGCAGGTCGCTGCCACCAACGTGCAGCTGGCGATCGAGGAGGTGAGCAACGAATGCCGTAACGCCAGCAACCTGACCAGCGGCACCCTGGCGGTGGCTAGGGGCGGCACAAACCTAGCCAGCTACACCAAGGGCGATCTACTGGTTGCCAGCGGCGCCACGACTCTCGCCAGGCTGACGGTCGGTGCCAGCGGGCAGGTGCTGGTGGCAGACAATAGTACGGCTACGGGGCTGGCGT